GAAGTACATGCCCTCGTCCTGATAGTCAGCGTCCACGCTCAAACCCATCTCAACCAACTTGTCCCAAATAGGAATAGGCGGGGACCACGCAGTCCAACAGTTGAAACTAAACGAAGACTTGTCCTCATCATGCAACGTCAATGGCTGCGTAATCTGTACATCCGCAACATCCCACTTCGTTCCCCAGTTCTTTACACGCCACGCATACCAAGCAGGTGTCTCATGACCGCTATCCTCCACAATCGGAGGCGCATCGTTCACCTCCTCTGGCATCGGGATAATAAAGTTGAAGAACTCTGGGTGATCGCTCACCAATAAATACTCATACAGTTCTTGGACCTTGGCACTTGGACCATGGATGTGAACTTGCTGATAACAATGATTAGGCATTTCATTTCCTTTCGTAATACTTGTTGAATGGTTGTAGAATAGTTGAGGCTGTCGATGGTGTCAACAAAAAAGATGATTACGCTGTATACGGTATTTTCCCAGAATTTTTGAAAAAAAAAAAAAAAAAAATGCAAACGTGTAATCAGCGTAAACGGCGTAATCAAGACCTTATTTATATAGCTGCGTATGATTACACTTGATTACAAAAGGGGGGTAAATGATTACACTTTGATGCCCTTGTTCCGACAATATGTTTGCAGTATACTTACAACCACATGAAAAATCACTGTAAATAGCGTAATCAGGCGTAATCATTATGGCTTCCAAAAAACAAGAGATCGAAGAAGAGTTTGGTAGGCAGTTGACCAACCGTCAGATGACCTTTGCACAGAAGATTGTCGAGGGTATCTATTCGAATGCGGAGTGTGCCAGACTGGCGGGATACTCTCCTGATCTGGCTGCTAAACAGGCATCCGTTTTGTTGAACGGCAGGGACTACCCGCATGTTGTGGAATACATCCAAGAGTTAAGACAGGAAAGAGAGCGGCGGTATGGTGTGTCCACCATCGGTCAGCTTGAAAGATTGTATCAGCTATCTCGTGGGGCCGAGGAGGCAGGTCAGTTCTCTGCTGCAATCAACGCTGAAAAGATACGGTCAGCCCTCGGTGGTTTGACTATCGATAGACGCGAGACAATAAATACGATAGACCAACTATCAAGAGACGAGATAACGGCGCGACTTGCTGCACTACAAAAACAATATCCGCAAGCGTTCCAGATTGAGGGCACCTATAAGGATATAACAGATGAGCAGGGGACCAGAGGCGAACTTCTGGAATCAGATACGCCAGAACTTACCGAAGAAATGCTTCGCAACGAGGATTGAAAACAAGCACGGCGGCGGTGTGCCTGATGTCCACATGGTATGGGATGGGCTACCCTTCTGGATGGAATTGAAAGTAGCGAAAAGTAACGCAGTCAAAATATCTCCCCATCAAGTCGCTTGGAATATGGCGTATTTTGCCAGAGGCGGGGCGAATTTCTTCTTGGTAAAGGACCTCTCGAAGAAGGATATAGTTTTATTTGGGGGTGATCAGGGGCCTAGTTTGATACAGGGCGGTATGTCTGCGGCCCAAGGTGCGAGGTTCGAGGACCCTGCGTCTTTGTTCTGCGCCCTGCGGCCTCGTTTGGAGGCTATATACTCTGCGGCCCTGCGGCCCTGCGACTCTGCGGCCTTGTAGTTTTATTATACAATTCCCCTGGGCAAATGGAAAGGGGGCCGTGGCCCCCGGTCCTATAGTTCGCTTTGCAAAATGTCCTTTAGTTCTTGGACAGTGATGCCTAGTTTTTCCGCGTACCACTTCAAAGTGATGTTTGGATTTTGGTCGTAATACTCGGCAATGTCTTGCCGAGTAAAGTCTGCGGGTGATTTCCAAAAAAGTTCTGTCATTTTAATGTTCCACTATTGCGATTGATTTTGCTTTGCTTGATCCCTTGCATAATTTACACGCTGTGCATTGGACGCGGCGTCCTGCCTCTTTCGACGCGGGACATAGTGCCTCGTTTTTGTGGTCGATCTGCCCAAGGTTTGCAATGACTCGGAACGTGCGGTTCCCTCTTTCCCAATGTGCCAGGGCTTGCGCGTGGCTGTCGACAGATTGCATTGCAATATCTGGACGCCAGGGGCGTTGATGTGTGTACGCTGTCCAGGTTTCGCACTCGGCTAGCAATTCGTCCCACACTTCGGACGGTACTGCGGCGGGGTCGCCGTACGTCCCGACCCGAACGAAACGACCACGGCCCATGGTGCGCGGGTCGCCCTCTTTATATACGCCGCGCAAGAAAGATTTAAATACAATCAAGACGCCCTGCCCAAGGTTAACGTAACACTTGCGGCCCTTGGCAATCTTGCGGTTTGGATCCGTGGTAGGTTCGCCGCGCATTGGGCAATCGCCACAGATTGAAACGTCCGCGCCAGTCTTGCTGGCTTCGAGCGGGTTGATGTCGCTGCGCAATATGTAGGTTTGCACAACGTGTCCGGTCTTTGTGTTCCGGTTTGAATACGTCGCGATAACGACGATTGGTTGACCATCCAATAGGCTAGGCCCCTTGTAGATGATAGCTGATTTCATAACGTAATCCTTTCTGGTTAACGGTTCGATTGTACGCCAGGAACAACCAAACCACAAGTAAAAAGTTTTCTAAACTCTGCGGCCCTGCGGCCCTGCGGCCCCGCCGCTGTATTATAAAAGAAAGAGGGGCCTTGCGGCCCCTGGTTCATGGTGCGGTGATCACATCCTGGTCGATCAGTTCCTGGGCCATCCTGCCGAAGGATCCTTGGAGGGACCAGGCTAGTCCGGTGTCCACCAGGTATTGCCAGGCTTCGATCTGTGTATCCTGGTCGGTGTCGATCTCGCCTTCTGCGATTAGGACTGCGTTGATTGGTGTCATTTCCATAATTAAATCGGGGGACCTTTCGATCCCCCGCCTCCTGTTATACGCGTTCTAGCATGTTTTCAAATTCGCGCTTCGCTTCTTCGACAGTCGCGCGGCGCAGTGCTTTCAACTTGGATGCAAGACCTTTTGCTTTCCAGTTGTTGGACGTATCGTCAGAAACCAACTGATCCAATGCCTCGATCAATTCGTTGATTTCACCAAGATCCACATCGACCTTGACCTGCATTGTGTGTTCTAGAACGTATGATTTTTGCATTTTAAACTCCTTGCGTAATCATTAACGAGGCACCATTGCCTCTGACACCTTGATAGCATGGATCCAACAACCAGTCAACAATCAATGCACAAACGCATACAATTTATTTGTGCATAGACTCTGCGGCCTGGCTGCCCTGCGGGTTGACAAAAAACCCTGCGGCTTTGCAGCCGCAGGGGATCAACGAAAGGAGTGCCCGTAACCCTGGGCCAGGGGTTCTTTATCCCCAGTCTTTCTGGTCGCCTTGTTTTTCTGCTGTGCTATAGCCTGCATGGTACGCGGCGATCTCTGCTATGGTCATGTCGCTGAAGCCGATGCGTGGGCTTGTGTGTGTGCCTTCGACAAAGTAGTGCGGATCGCGCGGCCTGTGATACCAATAGTCCGCACCGCCTCTATCAAATGGTCCGCCATGTCTGTCATCATATTTCATGTTCTTTCCTTTCAAATAGCTAAAGCCCCCACCGCGTAGACCTCATATATCGGAGCGGTGGGGGCGGGGTTTGATTAAAGCATAGCCTTCAGTTCGGCCTTGATCTCACGGGCTTTGTCGCCGCGCCATGTGCTAGCGTTCGACAGAAAGTAGCGTACCACTGATTTACCACTGTCATAGATATACATGTCATCAATGCTGTTCAGTGAGTACATTGCGTTGAGATATGGTTCGGCAGCGTAGTTGACCTTGGGCCAGTTCGCGCGGATATCTTGTGCGATAACTTTAATTGGTCTAGTCATGTTCTTTCCTTTCTAATTGAACAAGTTGAGTGTAGCCCAGTTGTTGCTGGGCTACAAGTGTTTTATTTCTTTGTAAGGTGATAATTTGCCACGATGTAGTTATACATCAGCATCGCGCATGTTTGGGCGATCACGGCCTCTGGACCGTTAAACTTTTCCAGATATTCGCGTAACGCTTTCATGCTTTCCGGTGTTGAGAACATGTCGTTTGTTTGGAAGTCTTCGAAGTGCTGTTTCATTGTCTTTCCTTTCGTAGTGGGTGGGGGCCGAAGCCCCCTGTTGATTAGGCGATTGTGAACTTTTTCACTTGTGTCTGGGTTGCGTATTTCTGCCAGACTGTCGGGCGGTTTGCTTTCCACCATGCTAGTGATGGGGCTTGCATGCGGACTGTGAATGTCCATGTTGCCCAACCGTTCATGATCGCTTCGTCGCGTAGCGTGTTGCGCTGTGCTGTAAGCTCTTTAATCTGAGCTTCGATTGTGGCGATCTGGCCTAGTGTTTCTTCTCTGTTCATAATCTTTCCTTTCGTATTGATGAACTGTAACGCCTTGTTACAAGTAACAAGTTAATGATATTTTCGACAATGTCAACAACCAAACAACAATAAAACGACAATTATCTAAACTTTTTTACGCTGCAATGCAGCATGATCCTAGTCCCGCGCGGGGGTTACTCTGGCGCATTGCGCCGGATATCGCGGCAATCGAGAGGGGGCACCCCCTATATTTGGGGGCGGTGCGCGCTCAC